CTTGTAGACAGTGAAAATGCGTTAGATGAAAAATGGTTACACGCACTAGGTGTAGATACTAGTGAAGAAAAACTTCTCAAGTTGAACATGGCTATGATTGATGACGTGGCAAAAACAATCCACGAATTCATGACAGAATACAAAGCTATGGAACAACGTCCTAAGGTTTTATTTGTCATAGACTCATTGGGTATGTTGCTTACCCCTACCGACATCAACCAGTTTGAAGCGGGAGATCTTAAGGGCGACATGGGTCGTAAACCTAAAGCATTGACAGCATTGGTTCGTAACTGTGTAAACATGTTTGGTAACTATAACGTAGGTATGGTTTGTACTAATCATACATACGCTAGTCAAGACATGTTTGATCCAGATGATAAAATCTCCGGTGGACAAGGTTTCGTTTATGCAAGTTCTATCGTAGTTGCTATGAAGAAGTTGAAATTAAAAGAAGACGAAGACGGTAACAAAGTTTCAGAAGTCAACGGTATTCGTGCCGCTTGTAAGATTATGAAAACTCGTTACGCAAAGCCTTTTGAAACATTACAAGTTAAGATTCCATACGAAACAGGTATGAATCCTTACAGCGGTCTAGTTGACTTGTGCGAAAAAGCCGGCTTGTTAAAGCAAGAAGGTAATAGACTCAAGTGGGTTGACCCAGAGACAGGTGAAGAGTTCAAATTCTACCGAAAAGAATGGAAAGATGATAAATTAGATATGTTAATGAGTAAATTTCATATCAAACCTTTAACAACAACCATTCCTGAGGAGACAGAAGAAAATGCTGAATGAAACCCAAGTAGGCGACATCTGGTTAAATTTTGTTGAGTATATTGACAAAAAACAATTAGAAACTGTTGCAGAACGATACATCGATTTACTTGCAGATTTTGGAGTAACTGACCGTGTATTGCAGGCAGCCACTGGCGTTGACGAAATTCTTGACCAAGCAATTTCATATTACTTAAACGAAGATGAAGACGCTGAACCAGAAGATGAAGACTTTAGGGAACTAGACTTTTAATGTGGTATAATAAAATAGCCAAGGATATTTCTTATATCCCCGAAGCCGTTGAGTTCTATAATGCTGAACTAGATGAAGCAAGATTAGAATGTCGGATCGTTGGGAATATTGAAAAAGCCTCCGCATCAATGCCAGGAGTTGTTGAACAACGATTTAGCCAACTCCAAGAAATTGAGGCTATTTTAGAATATTTAAATATTGAACTTCGACGCCTAAAAAGCCAACATTTTCGAAAATATTTAGAGAACTATCAACGTGCTCTAAGTAGTCGAGACTGTGAACGATATTGTGAAGGTGAAGCAGACGTAGTTGACTTTGAAAAAATTATCAACGAGTTTGCTTTACTTCGCAACAAGTGGTTAGGTATTACTAAAGCCCTTGATCAGAAACAATGGCAACTTACTAACATTGTAAAATTGCGTGTTGCCGGTATGGAAGACGCAACCTTATAACTAATTTTGCCAAAAGGTAGACTGTAGGCCTTAAATAATATTGAGGCCTATTTTTTTGTCTAAAAGGTTGATTTATAAAATACATTAGTGTATACTTACTACTATGATAACTGTTGATAATCTTCTATTACAAATTGTAAATTGTTCTAGCCCATCTGTTGACTCTTTAGTTTCTAAAAAAGATTTTAAAGTACTAACAAGCCTAGCATCTTCATCAAACAGCTTTCTGTTTATAACAGAATCACAATCTAATTTATTATTAAAAATACTCAATGATAATAAGGAAAAATTAGTAGCAATAGAAACTGATATTTCTAAAATTTTATCAACTCCTGAGTGGTCAAGACCATTTAGAAAAATTGAGCAAATAAGAAAACTGAATATTGTTAAAAATCTTGAAGATGAATCTGTACTTCAATTAGAAGTAACATCATCTGGTAGAATTCGTAAAATTTTGTCAGATGCTGGTAAGGTTATTGAAAACTTAACTCAGCTGTCTTCTGGAAAATATTACCAGGCTGACCTAACTGAGAAAAATATTATAGCTCTAGTTGACCTGCTAACACCTCTTAATTTTGATATTTCAGAAAATATCAAAAATCACTATAAAACCATAAAATCATGGTCAGAAACTGAAATTCGTGATCAGTTGTTATTGACCAAAATTGAGCATCCAAACTTCCATAAAGCAATTACTGCTGACCTCGGAATAGAAACAGCCATTGATCAAAATATTATAAATGACCGTAGTATGCGGTATCAGTATTTCACAGAAAATGTGAAAAATCCTGGTGAAAATTTGGTCGAATATGTGGCTAACAGATCAAGCACACGAATTTGGGTTGACAAAAATCAACACACACTAACAGAAGTCATTGCGACTTTAGTAAAATTAAGGCGTCTACCACTACTAGTAGTGTTTGATGGAAACGCTCCTAATAAATTCCAAGAAAATCTGGAAAATTTGTCAGATGCCCTGGAAAATAATGGAATTTTTGATCACGTAGGTGTTTACTTCAGACTGGCTAATGATGACGCTGGCAAAAAATTTAATTCTTTCATACAAGATAAATCATACAACTACAATCTAGATGACACAACTATAGTGGCTTCTTTGTTAGGTGGAAAAATACCGAAATTTTTCCTAAAAAATCCATGGAAGCCTATGAGTGTAATTGCACTTGATACTCGTATGGGTATGCGTCATGGAAAAACTTCAGTGTATGCTAGTTGTTGTGATTTAATAATTGAGTATGCAGATCAACCAACAATCCTTGAATCGAGTAAATCACAAATATGTCGGTAAAATTAGTAATCCGAGACGAAGTTAATATAAAACTTGAAAATTTGCCACTAGATGCTCGCAAAAAATTAGCCGCGGCATTTAAGTATGAAATTCCTTACGCCCGTTATCATCCTGCGTATAAATTAGGACGTTGGGACGGAATGGTTAGTTTATTTGGACTTGGCGGAAATGGTTATTTGAGCCAACTAGAGAAGATTTTAGACATTTTATCTAAACAAGGTATTGATGTTGATGAAGTAGATGATTTGCGCACTACTCCTAAGATTAATTTTATTCCTGTCACTGAATCTTATTGGGCAGACTTAGGAAAAGTATGGCCTAGAGGACATCAGCAAGAAGGCCAGCCTATTATGCTTCGAGATTATCAAGTAGAAGCAATTAATAAATTTCTAGAAAATACACAAGCCTTACAAGAAATTGCTACAGGAGCAGGCAAGACAATTACTACTGCAACACTAAGTCATCTTGCAGAAAAATATGGACGTACAATTACAATCGTACCTAATAAATCACTTGTAGAACAAACAGAAGAAGATTTTATTAGCGTAGGATTAGACGTCGGTGTATACTACGGTGATCGTAAAGATCTTAACAAAACTCATACTATTTGTACATGGCAAAGTCTTAACATTTTAGATAAAAAAAGTAAAAATCACGAGTACGACATTGTATCACTAGCTGAATTCCTTGACGGAGTTAAGACAGTCATTGTTGACGAAGTACATATGGCCAAGGCTGAAGTGTTGAAGAATTTGCTCACACAAAACTTGTGCAATGCGCCAATTCGTTGGGGATTAACTGGTACAGTGCCTAAAGAAAAATTTGAATCAGAACAAATTTTTGCAAGTCTTGGACCTGTAGTTGGGGGCATCAAAGCTCACGAATTACAGTCAATGGGTGTACTTAGTGATTGTCATGTAAATGTTGTGCAGATGATCGATCTTCCAGAATTTACCAGTTACTCCGATGAATTAAAGTATCTTGTAACAGATGATGATCGAATGATTTATATCAGCAAACTTATTAAGAAAATATCGCTTACTGGCAACACACTAGTTCTAGTTAATAGAATTGATTCGGGTAAATTTATTATTAATGAGTTACCAGAAGCAGTATTTGTATCAGGTGAAGTTAAGACCAAAGACCGTAAAGAAGAATATGACGAAATTAAAACTAGCGATAATAAAATTATCGTCGCGACCTATGGTGTTGCGGCTGTTGGTATTAATATACCTCGTATCTTTAACATGGTACTTCTTGAGCCTGGCAAATCGTTTGTCAGAGTTATTCAGTCGATAGGTAGGGGCATCCGTAAGGCAGAAGATAAAGATTTTGTGCAAATTTGGGATCTAACTAGCACTTGTAAGTATGCGAAACGGCATCTTACTGAAAGAAAGAAATTTTACAAGGACGCTAAGTATCCGTTTACTATTGAAAAAGTAGACTGGCAGAAATAATTATGTTCTTTAAAAAACAAAAACCTATTAAAATAGAGTTTTATACGCATGTTGGACAATTAATGGAATTATTTCCACCAACATTGGCAACAGAAGCACTACCTAGCTGGTTTGAAAAGTTACCATCAAAAGCTGGTAGAAACGTCAAACATTGTGTTGGAATAAAAGATTTATTCAGTAAAGGAATAATGATTCCATTATGGTCAGATTATACAGTTGACTTAGATTCTCGTAAAGCACCTGCTGTAAATTGTCCAGCCACAAAGCAATACCCATTATATCCACCAGCAGAAGCTCATAATTTATCAGAGCAAGCACCCGGTGCGTGGCCTGGTTATCAGAATGTTAAATTCACTAGTCCTTGGTTAGTATACACATCCGAGCCTATTAAGTGGGCATGTGTACAACCTGTGTGGAATCAACATGATCCACAACAATATACTGTAGTGCCAGGGGTTATTGAATTTAAATATCAAAATCAACTTAGTGTTAACACATTGTGGAAAAATAGTCCAACCCCTCGTACTGAAAAATTAAAAGCTGGAGATTCAATACTACAACTAATTCCAGTTACAGATAAGCCATTTGAGATTGAAGTAAAGTTTTTAAATCAAGAAATATTTTCACAAAAATTTACTAGATGGGAATACTCCTTTGATCTACAATACCATAAAATAAAATCATTATTTGAAAAAAGAGAAAATAAAAAATGCAAATATTAACATTAGATAACAAAACGTTCTCACTGAACAATTTACCGGATGAGGTTGACGATAGCACAAGATTTGCAGTACTTGATAATTCGAATCCTAACGATCCAGACTTTTTCTTTATGCCATTAATCTTTCTAGAAAGTTTCAATGCACCCGCAATGGTATTACGAATTGGTAACGATGAGATTGCTATGCCTATTGATTGGTCAATTGCTGTAGGAGATAGTTCGGCAGCTAGTGATATTGAAATTCTACCTTTAACTAGTTTGAATGACAGAGGATTTGAAGCATTAATTTTTAATCCATTAAGCTCGTTTAGGGTAGAGTTTAAAAAGATCGAAATTGTAAATTTTTATAACGATGTTAAATGGTACTTTCCAAAAATGAAAAATGGACAGTTACTAGCTAGTCCTACAAGAAACGGCGAGAAGCCAGATTGTGCATATTTTGTCAAAGAAATTAGTCGACAAAGTGAAATTATACAATTAGATAAAATATTATAAGGAATTATTATGACATTAAAAATTGCCTACTTCCAACCGGTTGTTATTGCTGTAGATCATGTGCCACCCGTTGAATTCAGTAAACTATATAATCTAGTAGAAGAACTACATAGCCATTCAGAATTAAATGATGCGTTGAATCCGTTTCTTAGTATTCGTGGCGGTCAGCAAATACAAGTTTATCCAAATAATCTAAACTTAGATGTAACTTGGTTAATCAAATGGTTGGAAACTGTCTGCGAAGGTTACATGGAAATCATTAACCAGCAAAGCGGCACTGATGATTTAAAATTATGCAAACCTGTAATTATTAGCATTTGGACCATTAAACAAGGTCCGGGAGATTATCAAGAAATGCACACTCATCCAGCTGGAAATTTTAGCGGGAACGTATACGTTAAGGCTCCTGATTTTGATCCAGACAGTAATGCAACTGATGGTCAAATATTATTTAGAATGCCACAAACTCGTGACATTAACAAGTTTATAATGAATGACACTTGGAAATATACTCCAACTCCTGGAACAATGTTAATGTTTCCAAGCTATTTGCCGCATACAGTTTATCCTTGGAACGGTACCGGCGAACGAACAGTTTTGGCATTTGATGCAAGACTAGTTCCAAAAGATGATGTGTTAGCAGAGTTTAATAATGGGCAATCTTAAACCAGGTGCAACGTACATCTATGAACGCAGTGGCGGTACAGTTTACGCACGAGAATTTGGTTCCAATCCAAGTAATCGACAAGTAGTTGGTTGGGACTATGATCCTAAAAGTCCCACCTTTACACCTGAAATTGATCCTGCAAAATCTGGTAAGGCAGAATTGGATGACCATAACGAATGGATTAAAATAAGATTAGCAGGAAAGAGCAACCCCGCCTTGCAAAAAGCCATCGATCGTGTTAAAATGTTATATAAACTAAGCATAGAAAAATATGAGTGAAAAAATAGAACTTAAAGAAAAACTTGCCGCAGTAGATCAAAATGTTCGAGAACTATGGGATGCCATGGATGCTGAACAACAAAAGGCATTGAAGCAAGAATTCTTTATTCTCAACAGATATATCAGCAACGTGCAAGGACAAAGCAGAGACGTTCAAGAACATTTTGTTTTAGCGGTTAATGAATATTTCAACAAGCATTGGAACAGTCTACAAAAACATCCTAAGTTAATGTGGCAACTTCTATGTATGTGTAGCTACAATGGTGAGAAAGTATTTTTCCATCAATGGTTAGGAAATAAAAAGAAAACTGGTAATGCTGGTAAGAAGATTAAATTTTTAGAAGAGCTTTATCCAGATCGTAAAGATGATGAGCTAGAATTACTTGCAGAATTAAGTACTGATAAAGATCTAAAAGAACTTGCTAGAAATTATGGCATGGACGAAGCAACTATTGCAAAAAAACTTAAATGATGTCGTTAATTACTCAACCTTATGTATGTGGCTATTGCAATAAGGGTTTCATGCAGGAAAAAACTTTGTTTGTACACGTATGCGAACAAAAACGTAGAGCATTGGCTCGAACTGAGAAACATGTAGTTATTGGGTATGATGCTTTTAATAAATTTTTTAAAAAAGCTCAGCCTCAACTTAAACAAAATAAAACTTATGAAGAATTTGCTAAAAGTCCTTACTATAACGCTTTTGTTAAGTTTGGCAGTTTTGTTAGTAATGTTAATCCTTTATATCCGGACAGATTCATTGACTGGGTTGTTGTCAGCGGCATCAAATTGGATCATTGGTGTAGAGACGAACTTTACGAAAAGTATGTTGGAGATCTTATTAGGTCCGAATCGGTAGAGACTGCATTGCAACGTAGTATTAGTCACATGATGGATTGGGCAGAAGTTAACAACGCACAATGGAATCATTATTTCTTGTACGTTAGCCTAAGTCGTGCTTGCTATGATATTAAAGATGGCAAAGTTAGCCCATGGGTAATATTGAATAGTAAAAATGGAAAAGACATGTTGCGAAAATTCAATGATGAACAAACTAATGCAGTATTTGGAATCATTGATCCGTCATTCTGGTCATCAAAATTTAAGAAGATGCCTGCTGATTTAGAATTTGTCAAACAAGTTATTAAAGAGAGTAATTTATAATGCCTGATATTGATATTGATTTTGCAGATAGAAGTATTGCTCTAGAAAAATTTAATCATGTAGTTGCTTCTATAAAAGAAGATGACACTTTTAAAAAACACAACACTGGTGTATATTGTACGTCTATCCCGTACAATCCATTTACAAAATTAAGCACTATTGATTATAAAGAAGCAGAAGATCGAGGATATTTTAAGATCGATTTTTTAAATGTTAGCGTATATGATAAAGTACGTGACCCAGCACACTTAAAACAATTAATGGAGACTGAACCACTATGGGATCTACTACAACAGGAGGATTTTGTAAATCTGCTCTTTCACGTGAACGGGCACGTGAGTATAACGAAATTAATGAAGCCATCGAGCGTCGAAGAGCTCGCGGCATTGATAGCGGTTATTCGCCCAGCAAAACGACACTTAATAGGAAAAGACTGGCCGACAGTACTCAGCGAGGTATGGTTGAAACCTGCGACTGACGAGTACTATTTTAAGAAAGCGCATGCTATTGCATACGCTCATGTAATTGTTGTGCAAATGAATTTAATTTGCGAAGAGCTATCTAACCTTTCTAACTAGTTGAACACTTTTTCGTTTAACACGCTTGAGTGTTAGATTCATTAAATTAACCACCGGTCCTAAAATTACCCTAGCATCTTTACTATTAAATGTTTTAATAGCATAGGAAAAGGGTTGTATTTCATCTCTGCAAAATATATTAATAGGAAATTGGCGGTTACTTTCCCACCACCAAGTTTCGCCTATTTCTAAAAATATTGCAAGTTCTTCAGGAGTTTTGATTGAATTAAGATCATAGAAGCTTGTGACAAATTGATCCTGATTAATAATGATTCCTACATATTCGTTATCACCGTAGTTTAACACACTGATAAAGGGTAGATTTTGTTCTATGTTGTCTCTTAGTTTTGCCATAAATAGTATTAAAGGTCCTGCCAGATGCAAAAAATTTCAAGTTATTTATATCCAAATCGAATCATACTAACAGCTGATCTGGCAGGATTTACTACGGAGTATACAAACGTGTATCAGAGACAAGTAAAAATTTATAAAGGCGTTCCTAACGTCCTAGAGTTCGACATTAAGAATGCCGATCAAAAGCGCATTGACTTAACGACCGTATCTAGTATTAGTCTTAACGTTATGGATGCCAGCGGTAAAGCACTACCTAATAGTCCATATACTGTTACACCAAATGCTCCAATTACAGGAATATGCAGTATTAGTATTCCAGCCGCAGATGTTGCAACTTTAGAGAATCAATATCTTACTTATAGTGTAACTGCTGTAATTAATAGTGTACCTACTCTAATGTATGCTGATAGCAAATTTAGTGCAACTAGCACACTAGAACTTGTTGGTTGGGCTACCCCGCATACTAGAAGCAATCAAATATTTGATACATTTACCGGAGAAATTGACTTTGCTGGTAACGTACAAAATCATAGTTCAGCTGTGCCGGCAAAGTTTTATGAAGCAGTGCCTACAGCCAATTTAACATTTGCTGTTATTATTAGTACAGGGTTTTTAGGCAAGGTATATTTGGAAAGCACTACTGATATGACAGTATCTGTTAACAGTTGGCTCAATGCCGCGCAAACTATAATCTTTGATAATACATCTACTAACATTCCAACTACAGCCCAAAGTACTGTTACAGTTACAGTACCAGTTAGTAATTATAACTATTTCCGATTGACTTATGGTTGGCCATTAACTTCATCAATTTATTCAAACATGGATATTTATGGTGGATATGGCGCAACAAATGGGCCCGGAAAGGTTGTATCTTTCACTGTTTCGTAGTATAATTAGGCATGGGCCTAATATCAGAAACATTACTTACACATCTACCTGGTAAACGTAAAACTACTCCAAGTGGTTGGATCAGTTTCAATGCGCCCTGTTGTGACGACAAACGCCAGCGTGGTGGATTTATTGTCAATGGTGGAGATGCAGTAAGTTATCATTGTTTCAATTGTCAATTTAAATGTAGTTGGCAACCAGGTAGACCTCTGAGTCAAAAAATGCGTAAGTTTATGCGAGACTTAAACTTACCCGACGATCTAATCAACAAGTTGGGTCTAGAGGCGATGCGCCTTAATGAAAGCTCATCGTTTGAAGTAAAGAGTATTATACCTAAATTCGATACTCGTGCATTACCAGACGAATCAGTACTCATATCAAGTTTAGATCAAATTCCAGATAAACTTATCTCGGTGTTAGAATACCTTGCTAGTAGAAGTCTTTTCTTAGAAGATTATAAATTTTATTGGACTCCTAAAATTGGTTTTAGTAACAGACTTATCATACCTTTTTACAAAGACAGTATTTGTGTAGGATATACGGCTCGTGCTATTAATGATTCTAAACCTAAATATCTATCAGAACAGCAACCGGGCTATGTTTTTAATCTTGACCGTCAACAAAACAATCGCCAATTCGTGATTGTTTGTGAAGGACCGTTTGACGCGATAAGTATTGATGGATGTGCTTTACTCGGAGCAGAGATTAAGGACAGTCAAAACTGGTTGTTAAAACAACTAGGTAAAGAAATAGTGCTAGTTCCAGATAGAGATCACGAAGGTCCTAAGACAGTAGAACAAGCATTAGAATATGGCTGGTCAGTAAGCATGCCAGACTGGCCCGAAGGCATTAAAGACGTTAATGATGCTATAGTTAAACTAGGAAGACTAGCAACACTATATCTAATTACGTCAGCAAAAGAATCAAACTCGTTAAAAATACAACTACGAGCAAAGAAATGGTTTAAGGACATAACATGAAAAAACTATTAGATATACTATTAAGCCCTTGGAGAAAGTGGAAAGAAAATCGTGAATGGAAGAAACGTATTGAAGAACTACGTAAACGTGATCCATTTATTTACAAATGATACTCTGGGGAATAAACGCTCTTAATCACGGTTCTAGTCTCGCCGTGTTCAAAGAGGGTAAACTAGTATTACAGACTACTAACAAAGAAGACACTCTAGAAAGTAGTCAAACTGTACAGGCTTTAAACTACGGCAGTCCAGATCGTATATTCTGGTATGAGCGTCCGTGGGTTAAGAAAGCAAGACAACTCTACGCAGGTCAATATAAGACTGCATTAGATATGTCTACATTACCAAATCGTCATCTTAAACAATTCAAATATGCAAAAATTTCTTATACTCCTCATCATGGCAGTCATGCTGCCGCTGGTTATTATACAAGTCCGTTTAATCATTGTGCGATTGTTGTGCTCGATGCAATCGGAGAATTTGAATGTGCTACCATATGGCAAGGGCTCCACGGTGAAATGAAGAAAGTGTGGAGTAGAAGTTATCCACATAGTTTGGGATTATTCTACTCAGCCTACACACAGTATGTCGGGCTAACTCCAATCAAAGACGAATACTTGCTACAGAAAATGGCTGAGCAGGGCAACAGTGATAGGTTCCTACGTTCTGTGCGCAATCATTTTGCTGAGGGTATATTAAATCTAAAAACAAACTTTCATCGCGGACTATATTGGGATGATAATCAACTGACTAGCCTACAAGAACAATGTGATTTGGCGGCCGCAGTACAACAGGTATTCAAAGAGCAAGTATGTATGGTAATGAAGAAGGCTAAAGAATTAACTCAGGCAGATTGCCTAGTCTATATGGGCGGGTGTGCTATGAATAGTGCTACTAATCAAGCAGTAGTAGAAGACAAATTTAAATATATATGGTCATTGCCTAATCCAGGAGATCCTAGCAGTAGTATAGGTGCAGTACTATATCATACCAAACAGAGAGTATGGGATTATCGATGGGATCCTGTCAAACACATTGAAATAAGAGTTTAACTAGCGTATAATACAAATATGAAACAGAATACAGATTACGGTTACGACATACAAAAAGTATATTTAGAAATGATGCTAGCAGATGCGGCAACATTTAGTAGATGCCAAGGTATCTTTGATCATACACTTTTTGATCGCAAGCTACAGACTGCGGCTGAGTTTATGAGCCAATATATCGAAGAACATAATGTAGTGCCCACAGAAGAGATTATTAATGCCGCTACCGGTACTAATTTGAAAGTACCCCACGATCTTCGAGATGAACACTATGACTGGCTACTTAATGATTTTGAAACATTCATTCGACATAAAGGTTTGGAAAAAGCAATCTTAGAAAGCGCCGATTTGTTAGAAAAAGGTGAATATGGTTCAGTAGAGGAAAAGATTAAACTAGCTGTACAAGTAGGTTTACAACGTGACTTAGGTACAGACTATTGGCTAGATCCTCGCGCACGTCTAATGAAGATTAAAGACAAAAACGGACAGGTAAGTACCGGTTGGAAGAGTGTAGATGACAAGTTGTTTGGAGGATTCAACCGTGGGGAGTTGAATATCTTTGCAGGTGGATCAGGTGCAGGTAAGTCATTATTCCTTGCTAACTTGGGCATTAACTTTGCCGAGAAAGGCATGAATGTAGTTTACTTGACACTAGAACTTTCAGAAGAACTTGTGGCCATGCGTATGGATGCAATGGTAACAGGAATGGCAACTAAGGATGTGTTTAAGAACTTAGATGATGTTGAGATGAAGGTTAAAATGGTAGGTAAGAAGTCTGGTACATATCAGATCAAGTATATGCCTAGCGGTAAGACTACAAACGATATTCGAGCTTACTTGAAAGAATATGAAATCAAACTAGGACGCAAAGTTGACGTTCTACTAGTTGACTACCTAGACTTGTTAATGCCAATGGGTAAGAAGATTAGTGCTGAAAATCTGTTCGTCAAAGACAAGTATGTGTCAGAAGAATTGCGTAACTTGGCCATGGAAAAGAACTGTGTGTTTGTGACTGCGGCACAGTTGAATCGTGGCGCTGTAGAGGAAGTTGAGTTCGATCACAGTCATATTTCAGG